GAATGAGGACGTTCCGACATTACTGATGTTCAGCACTATGTTGGATGCTGCATCAGAATCGAGTTCGAAATTAGTCATTACCGATAAGATCCCTGGATAGGTATCATCAAAGGTAACGGTCCACTTTCCAGTGCCAGACCGGGCCACTGAAAACCCTGTTCCGGTTGTAACCGTTGGATCAGATGCTCCATTAGTCGTAAAAGAACCGGGCATGATTTTCAGTTCAGGCTGCAAACTCTGCGTACCATAGAATATTCGTCCAGCCATGGTTCCTCCTTATGATGGGAGGGTGACGCGACAATTCCAACCTGGTCCACCGCAGCCAAGGTTCGCATAACTATGGACCCTAACCTCGATTCCATCATCGGAAGCCTGTCGCAAAACACGGTTGCCATCCAACTGAGTGAGTTGAACCACCTCCCCAATGGAAGCCAATGTCCAGGTATCCATTTGAAGAATGTATGCCACCGAATCAGGACAGTCTTTATCAGGAATTACTTCACAACTTCCTGATGGACCTATCATTTCCAGGCTGGCATAACCAGAGATGCTATCCTTGCGCTGAACTTCACGCTTGATTTGTGCTCCAAGGGCTTTTTCCAGTTTCACAAATTCACTATATGAAAGGAAAATGTGTGACGGGGTTCCCCCTTCACGACCTACAATGGCCATCCCCTCGATAAGTGACTCGATGATCGTGTCAGAAGATCCATCATAACGCTGGCCGCCGAGGCGGGTTGTGTCAACGGATCGGTCTACTCCGAAAAATGAGGTTGCTCCAGGAGCAGAGCTTGGAATCCATGCATCCAGGCCGGAAATGGCACCATCATAATCACCATACTGGTAAATATAATCATTGGCTGCCACGCCGGATCCGCCATCAATTGCACTGAGGGCGTCCACGGTCAAAGTTCCAGAATTCCGGTTAATGGCAGTGATTGTCACCGAGCCACTTTTCACGGAACTTCCTGTCTTTGTTGCACAAAATTGAAGCTCCATTCCGACTTCAAAATTGACCACATCATTGGTCGTTTTCAGTACCAGACTGGTGCTGGAAACGCTGGCATTACACTGGCCGATTGCACCAGATCCATCCCGATAAAGGGATGTTGAAACCGATGCACCAACCGATTTGATGATATTATCGATTTCCGTGGTACTCGCTGACAGAAAACTGTAACGGTCACCTTCGGAGGCAGCTACGGCCTCGCCGGAAATTGTTGCCACCCCATACTTACTCACACGGGTGAGCAGAAAATCATCTATCTTGGATGCGGTTGCATAGCTTTGGGCATTTGCGAAATTCGCTGATACACCCTGGCCTCTACCATACAAAATTGGTATTGGCATATTACGACCACGGAATTTCGGGTCTTTTGGAAGAAGTTCGAAAAGAGGATGCGACTTGTAAACCAAGTCATCGACCGCCCTGGCGCGGTAGTATTGCTTTAGAGCAGCATCCCAACTGGTAAGAGTTGTTGCTGTTGCCATCTAAATCTCCGTTTAGACATCATGCGGACCTCCCTTGAGATTCAAACACGGCCAGAGCCTCCTCAAGACGCTCCCGGCGTGTTCTCGGCTCCCGCGTAGTAGGCGGAGAGGGCCGCGAAACACTGTTTCTGAGCGTTCTCGGTCTTTTCCTTGGAGAATTATCGGATGGCATTTCCTGGGTGGGTTGGGCTGCATCCGACAGCCCGATTTTGTCTTTCAACTTTGCAGATTTAGCAAGGTTGATAACAATATCCTCATAATATTTCTCAATATCGTCAAGTAAATTGTTGTGATCACGTAATTTTCCGCTTTCTTTTGCCTCTATTTCTTGCAACTGGAGGATCATCGGCACCGTATCATCCCACTTTGCACGGACCAGTTCATAGTTTTCATCCGTGTCTACAATTTCCTTCAGGTTTGCAATGTAGCTGTCTATTTGTTGTTTCTTTTGGGAATTCTCAAATGCAGACAGGCGTTTTTCCAGATCCGGGTTCAAACCCTGCTGCTGCTGAGGCTGAGGTTTACCATCATTCAGCACCTGGTTGGTTGCAGATTCATAATTCCATCCGACCTGGTTCATGGCACCAAGCATATCACCGGATTCTGCTGACTTTTTTGCATCCATGTAAGGCTTCAGATCATTCTGCATCTTCTTCAGTTCCTCACGCTGCGCCTGAATTTCTCGTTCCTTCTTTGCCAACTTTGTGAAGGCCCTGCTTGTGGATTCTGTTTTTTCTTCTGGTGGATCCTCTGGTGGTGGAACAACTTCAAGAGGTATTAAAGGATCTGATGCATCAAATTCCTCCTGTTCGACTTCAACCTCGTCAGGAATCTTATCCTGAATCCATTCATTGATCTGCGCCTGATCGATATCATCCTGAGATGGCGCTGCTGTTTCTTGTCCTTCTTGCTCTTCCATGAGTTAGGCGGGTAAGGGTTCAGACGGGGCCGCTGCTGGTGGTGCGCCCATGATATCCGCCATGTTCATCGGCGGGGTTTCTCCTCCTCCAGTTGGGGTTTCAGGCATTGCTGCGGGTTCCTCACCTGGAGCTGCTGGTGCCTGTCCTACGGTGGGCTGCTGCTTCATCATTTCCTGACACTGATCGATGAAGAGAAGCATGTTGTTCAATTTATCGAGTTCCAAACCATCCTGTTGACCTTCCAGGTATGCCTGGATCATGCGCTGGCTGGCAAACTGGAGATTCATGACGGCCTCCGGGCCATGATAAATATTATGCTCTTCAATCTCCTGGATCCTCCAATCAATGTCATTTTCCTGGGTTTCCATGAGTGAGGTGACACTTTGGAGATCAGGGAAATCGAGCAACCGTACAATCTGACTTGGATCCGTGATGATCCCACTGCTCACCAACTCCGAAACGGCCTGGAGTCGCCCTGCGGGTGTCGAGGGTAGGAGACTGACCGGGTAAGGCTGAAGGATAAAATCCTTTTCTGCCATTTTGATGTCTTTGAAATCAATCTGTTTCATCGATTTGTTGGTGATTCCATTGACAGGAAAGGATCCTGAATCCTTGACAATCTCCTGGGCCAGATCCATGAACCATTTGGCTGCGTCCATGAATGCATTTTCGTAACGTTGTGCGACTGAAATAAAACGCTCCGTTTCAATGTCATGATATGCTCTGAGTGCAGCACCTGATTCCAACCCAGCTGGTTTTTTACCTGTTGCAGATAATTCAGAAACTCCTGCAATTTCGTAGGCCCTCTGAAACAACCGATCCAGGTGTGAATAAACCTCTGGATGCATTGCCTGGGGGGTGTACGAAACGGGTGGACTGCCGACATAGGAAATGATTGAACCTGGAACATTTCTGAGATGAGAATCCACCACACGGCTCCCGGCCTGGACAAAGATCCACGGCACGCTCAACAGATGCATCGCCTGTTGGATTCTCAGACATAATTTATTGATTTCAAACTGGACATTCTTCAACTGCTCCGCGAGGGAGATCCCTGCAAAGCCGATTCCTGCCTCACCCCATTTCAGGAATACAAACGGGTAACGGTCATATGTATATTGTTCTGCACTCAAAACCACTTGGTTCATGGTGATGCAATGCAGCCCGTCATCACCACCCATGATCGAAGGCAGATGCCACGATTCTATGACTTCCAGCATGTCGGCCTCACGGCCTTCTGATCCATCATCGGATTCAATCTTTTCTGCATTGAATCGGATATCTGCTTCCAGCTCCGGGTAGAGTTGAATCAGGGTTTCCATCGGCATGGCCTTGATCTGGTGCAATGCTGGCGGCATCCCTGAATAAAGGGCGCTATCGATATCCCAGACCAGTTCATTTGGAAAAACCCGTTCTGTAAAAAGCTCATTTCCATCACGGCCCACCTTGAGGGCTGCAATGTCGAAAATACAACTATCCTGAAATATCTGAGGCATGAGCCTGAAGAGATCAGTCTGATGGAAAACGCCTTCCATCATATCTCCAAGCAGCCGCGCACGTTGGCGTAGTTTGTAATCTCCACGTTTGGTCAAATACATCGGTCTGGGTTTACTCTTACCGATCCGCGAGGTGAGGGTGTCGACCATGTTTCCAATCACATTCAGACGCATCCTGAAATCCTCTGCCCTCAAAGACATGGCACGGGTTTCAGGGTTGAACCGATCCAGTGCCTCATAATCCCTCTGAGAATACATGCGGAGCATGTCGAGGTTCAGAGTGAAACGGCCATAGTGATCCTCTTTGAGTTTGTAGATTACATCTGCAACCGCGCTGCCAAGCTCGGTTTCATCCTTTTGCCACCAGAAACTCATGATAAACTCCTATTTAAGTATTGGTCTTGGATCTCCGTGTCGGTCATGGGTGTCGTTTGTGGCTGCTCCATGAGCCGATCCAGATCCGGGTGCAGCTCCACCTCGATCCCTAGCCCTTTGAAACGGGCCACTCGGTTTTCACCTAAAAATTGAACCAGTTCCTTGATGTCTTCGGTTTTTGGATTATTGAACATTGGCTTGCATGGCTAAGGGTCGAGCAGCCGCCCGGTTCACGGGGGTGCGGTCACGTTCCTGTTGTTTTTGGTAGAGTAATGCCCCCGGTGGCACGGCGGCCATATAAGGAAGGCCCTGCTTGGCTGCACTTTTCAGTTTTTCAGAAAGGTTGAGGGTCCAGATGGGTTCTGTCTCTGGCCCACCACCACCTAGATCAACAACAGACCAGGGCATTGGTGCTTGCGGGTCATCCCAACCCCCAGCAATATGATCCTGCACCGTAGTTTCAGCCATTTCTTGAGTAGGAAATGCATCAATAGCTTCGCCATTTGCTGCTCTTATTTCATACCTAAGTCGATTTGTTGATGGCTTTTCTGTTTCAATAGCCGTTTGGCCAACCCTCGCGTCATATTTCTTGCCGAGACTCTGCGCCACGTTTTTCAGGGTCTTGTCATAGGCAACCATGAGGAAGTGTTTGGGGTCTTGAGGTAGTTTCAGATCCTCAACAGGAACCTCGATTGATTCGTATGTTTCGCCTTTTAAACTAATATCAATAGATGGCTCTTCAACCGCATCCATATCTTTAACTACTTTTTCCGCAACTCTTTCCCCCACATAATCATCCAGTTGCTTCCTGGTTATATCTCCCGAATCTAGGTTGTTGCCACCCACGCCTGTACCTAATACTCGGAAGGTATTTGACTCTTTATCGATTTCTCTTTTACCTGTTTTACGCGCAACGGTCAGCTCTTGAATACCCTCAACCATCTTATTGTAACGCTTCATCTGCTGCTCTCCCGTGGTCCAGGCTACTTTGTCGAATCCATTATCTGAGGCCCAGAGGATCATACGTTTCAAACCCAGCTCCATGTAATCCTTCGTGTCCATGATGAAGGGGGCGCGGTCTATGCCGCTTTCGGCTGCTCGCCGGATGAAATACTTGGCATTTGCAATGGCCTCCTCTTTGTCCATGCCCCAAAACGTGTCAACAGACTCGTCACTCATTGAACGGTCTTTGAATTTTTCCCCTGTTTCCACTTTCCACATTTCAGGACCACCAGGTTTCTTTTCCTTAGTGACCTTTGTGCCTGGAGGAAGTGGTATCAACCGCAGTTTTTCGGCTTCAATAAGCGTATCTAGCTCTTTTATGCGCTTTTCTAATTCCCTAGTGGGGCCAGTCCCATATACTGCTACCTGATATTGACCATTGACATGGTCATATTCCTCTTGGAGTTTTACTAATTTCGGGCTGCTGGTTTGCATTTTAATGTCACCCGGCTTAAACCCCTCCTTTTGGCCACGCTTTGCAATGTCTGACTGAATTTCTTCAATGAACAGGATCTTCTTACCATCTGCATCAACTCGTTCATTGAATCGGATATGCAGCAGCGGGTTTGGTTTGTCCGTGAATTGGTGGGATCCAAACCAGAGGGATTCTGTGCCAGGTTGCCCCAGTGCATCAACCACCTCTTCAATTGCTTTTTCCTGGCTTACACTTGAAGTGTTTACAATTGTGCCTTTCTCATCATAAACCGCCCATACTGGTTTATTAGCAGCAAGTCTTTGGGGATCTGGCATTCTTGATGAAGTATATCCTGGTGGAAGCATATTACCCCCAGGCTTATCCCAATACAGCACCAGCTCACGGTAGTTTTCACCACCGGGGGTGGTCAGGGAACCCTCACCGTATTTGACGGGGCCGTAAAAATCCTGGCTGGTTTCCTCAACGCCCGTGTACTGCATCAATTCCTCTTTCGACATCCGGCGGGCATCACTTTCGATCCTGTAATCCATCTCTTGCCGGGCCGATGTCACGGTGGGATGAATGTCTATTGTCCCACCTGAATCACGCACATATTCACCATTCGGGTCAACTACAACATACTGGTTTTCAATTTCGGCTTTAAAAAATTCCCGTGCTTCATCCTCTGTTTCAAAAGCAACATTTTTATTTTTGTATAAAAGTGGGTGAGAAACTTTGGTGTAATATCCGTTTTTCCAATTTGCTATGTAATCCTCAAGATCCTCCGCGATATCATCAGCAAACGCCGGATCCTGTCCAATCGGAACAAATTCATATTCGTTCATCTGCTGCTCAACGTATTTCATGACCATATAATCCTCATCTGCATCCTTCCCTCCATAAACCACTTCCTCGATCTTCAGCTGGTTCTGGGTTGTCATGTACTCTTCCAGCTGTTGCTTACTCACCTGGCCCTTTTGTTCCTTGAGCCATGAACCGAGGCCGGAAAATTCCAGTTCAGGATCCTTCACACCATTCCCGCGGAGGTATTTCAACCACATTTCTTTGGGCATCTGTTCCTTCTGGGATCCCAGGATGACGCGCAGCGCAGGGCTTGTGAAACCCATGTCGGATTTCGGTACGTTGACGGCAGCTGAGGCTGCTACACCCGCAGCAGGATTCCGGTCATAGACATAAAACAGATCGGCAGGATTGACATCATAAGCTCCATGAGCGTATCGGCCCCCTTCTTCTGTTGGTATTTTATCCAAATCACCAGAATCCAAGACTTGAGATAACCGATACCGTTCCTGTACCGCCCTGGCCTCTGCTTCTCCTGCCAGCAGATTATAGATTTTACGGTGATATCCATCATGATCTTTGAGCCGATACAACCGATCCAATTCCTTGGTTAATTTATCATCAATGGCAGTTCCTTTCTGAGTCTGCCGGAGGATGGTCTGCTCACGTTTGATGGCATTCTGGATGATGTTCCGTGGAATGGTGGCCCACGGCTGACCATACTGAAAATTTCCAGCATCATCTGTAACACTGAATTTTTTTAATCTTTCATCTCCAATCTGTTGCGGAAGCCCGTATTTTTCAACATCCAACCCACGGTTTGCTTCATGGTAAAACATATCACCAAGTATTCTCTTGAAACGCCGTGTGTTTTTGGTCAACTCTCCAGAAGTCGGTTCTGAATATTGGTTGATGATTTTCCTCTGGATAACATCAGCAGCATCCCGCAGCCACTGACCATATTTCTGTTTATTCCTCCGATTCGGTGGACTGCCTATTTCACGGGCCAGTTCATCAGTAGACATGAATCCACTGTTTCGGATGAAACGTGCATTTTGGGTTGGATTATCACTCAGTTTGAATTTTTCCAGTTGATGGAGATAATCCAGATCATAGAGCATCCTCACATTGGCAAATGCACGGTCATTCCTCTGTTTTGCAACTGTGGTTTCAGACCGTGTCAATCCAAACTTTTCGGGATAACGCCCTAATTCATCTCTTGCACTTTTCCAGGCACCTTCAGGATTACCACCTGTTGGAAATCCTTCGATCCGTTGGATTGCATGTTGTAATTCATGAGTCAAAACCGATTTGAAGGTAAAATCCATTTCTGGATGACCCCCGTCTTGCAGCCGCTTCAGCTCTTTTGTGTTTACCTTGATAGTGTCCGGCAAATTTTGAATCTGCCTTTTGTAATTAGCCAACGCACTCATCTGCTCCGTTGTCAATGCGCCTTCGACACGTAACATCTCTTCATAATCCCGGATGCTCCGTATTGCATAATCCAGATTGGTTTGATCAACTTCTAGTGTATTGGTGAGCCGTGCAATTTCACTTTCCTTCGTGGGTGCCCTGAGCATGATCACTTCACGCTCCACACGCAGCGGCTCCCATCTATCTTCAGGTGTATATTTTGGGTTTGGAATGCTTTCACGACGGGTGTAATAACCTGCATAAGATCGACTGCCGGACATCCCTTTGGGATCGAACTTGATGACAATATCCTTCAGCTCCGGGTAGGCTTTGAACAGCTCTGGATGGGAAACCACTTCATCCATCTTGCCGAACCCATAGGCATCTTTACCACTGGCTCCTGGTGCCAATTCGATTTTTGAAGAATCAACACTGATATCCATGTCGGATATTTCAAAACGCCATGCTCCATCAGGCCCTTTCCAGAATCCTGTCTCTTTATAAATTTGATACTTACTTACTCCGGCTTTTTCGCCTTCCAGGGCGCGGTCATAGCTCAGTTTCGGCAAATTCCTGGCACGCTTTCCGGCAAAGATTCCAGTAACCAATGCGGATGATGCAGCAGCAAGATCCGCAACATTCAACCCCTTCACGGTAGCAGCTGCGCCTTTGGCTAAACCTGTTGCAGCAGAAACAGGCGCACCTGGACCGACCACATCCCCTGCAATCAGTTCAGCCGGAGAAATCCCGAATTTTTCTGCAAAATACGGTGATGTATACCTATAAGTCAGACCCTTACCGTCTTTTGGAGGCATCTCCCCTGGAGTCATCCCCGCAGGAAATGGTTTCATGCCCTTGGCCTTCAAGGATGCAGGAGGTGTGACCAGTGGTGGCGTTGTCAGCTCCCCGATGTCACCAGCAAGGCCAGCAGCTCCTGCAATGCGGCCCAATAACAGGTTTTTCAGACCCTCCTGAGTCAGTTCACCCTTCTGTTCCTGCTCCAGACGCCTTTTCCGGCGTAGATTCTCCCAATACCCGGAGGATGATGCAGTTTGTGCAGCTTTTTTCGCCATCAATTCACCATCTGAGGTTCAAACTCCCACCACTCGGAGGGTTCATCAGTAATCCTTGCCAGGGCTGCCTCTTCCATACGTCTCTCCTCGGCCTGAAACCACCCATCGGATCCCACCTGATGCACCACCTCACCTGGAGTGTGTAAAAATCCCAATGATTCCCTCCATATATATAGGAGTGCATCACAGGCATGATTCTCACAGGCTGATGCCTCCACCCATTTGCCTTTGGATCTCTCAACATGATCCCATTCCAACAACTCGATCTCATCCACCAATGCCCGTGTTGATTCTGTTTCTAAAACCAACAACTTCCCCTTCTTCAAATCTGCATTCATCAACTCGATGTGATCAAACTTCTGCCTCTTCTTTGCTGCCTCAATACTCAAGGAATGCCTCTTGTTCAATTCTTCAATGATCATCACTCCTAATCCCCCGGTATCTGCCACGATGCGATCAAATCCGTACTCTGTTTCCAACCATCTAACACGCCGTGCAATATCATCAACTGCAAAGCCATGATGCTTCTCCACATCCACCACATAAGTCTCTGGAACTTCATCAGACCATGCCACAACCACCAACGCCGTTGCATCGGAGAAACCCAGATCAATCCCCAAACCATACTGCCACTGAACCTCTGGCATCTCTTCCACCAGGTTGCGCTTTTTTGAGAAACTGTAGACCAGTGAGTTTTCATCTCGTACCCATTCTCCTAAGTATTCTCTCCGGTAGGTTGGATCACTGTCCTCCCATCCGTTCTCGGCCTTCCTCTGAGCCAACCAATCACGCGCTCCAGGAAGGTGGGGGTTCTCCAACAACGTCCATGAGAAACTGGTCCAGGAACTACGTTTGAGTTGGTCGCAGTCGAAGAAATAACCTGATGCACCAGCAGCTGGCGTTCCAAAGAGCCACATTTCTCCATTGAGGTCCAAGGTTGCGGCTTCCAAGACATCATCAATCAGATTCTCCAATATTGAGGTTTTGATACTCTGACTTTCATCACAGATGATCCTTCCATATGCTGGACCCCTGAACTTCTCAACCTCCTCACGGTCCTGACATCCTCCCAATATGATCTGGCTCCCATTGGGAAACTTCACTGTCAATGCATTTTCTAAAAACTCCATGCCCATTGCATAACGGCCTTCCAACTGTCTCAAAGTGGTCCATAGAATCCTCCGTGCATTCTTGATACTCAGTGTAATATATGGAACCAAGGTTCCTGGAAACTTAACTGCTGCATCTACCAATCCTACTGCTGCCAGATGAGTCTTGCCTGCTCTACGACTGCACCGGGCCAACCTCTTCTTGGAAACATCTTCGAAAAACTCCAACTGCTTCGGATGTAAACTCCGAACCATCTGGTCACGGATTCCTTCCAACTTCTCCTGGACTGCCTGCTTAGCCCTTAGCCTTCGGACGCCCTCTTCCGCCAGTGCCCTTTGCTTTGGACTCCACCCTAGGGTTGCCCTTGCTTCCCTTCGTGCTCTCTTTTTTGGACTTCCGGCCACTTATCTCCCTCTGCTCATTTGATGTTTCAAAATCCTCCATCAATTCCATCATCATTACATTCTCCAATGGAACCAGACGTCTACTCACTACTCCATCTGCCGGATTGGTTGCTGTTACAAATACCATGCGCTCCGATGCTTCAAAACTAATTGAAATCGTTTCACTTGCCTTCAATGTCTCTCCGCCTCCTGCACTTGGAACCTGGAGAAACTTTGAAAACTGAACCTTGCTTAATTCCTTCATAAAATTGCCTTGTAAGGGTTCCACAACCATCTCACTTCCGGCCATGCCCTCAACAGACCCGCCGTCCTATGGCTGCAACAAACTTCATCTAAATCTGCCAAAATCCCCTGGGTTACCAAATCCTTCAATAACGATCCTCCTATTCCAAGACGCCTAAAGGCCGACTTCACATAAATGTAATGCAGCACGTTCTCCTCAAATGCTATCCAACCCCAAATGGTCGAGGGTGCGGAAGGGTCACACGCGGCGATAATGGTTATACGGGGGAGGAGTTTTTTGAGGAGCGTGTCGTGGTAGTAAAGGGTGATGTGGGGGGGTACGGGGGTACGGCCCACCCCGCCGCGGCCTCTGCCGACCTGGGGGTTCCACGGTGAGTCATCTGCCACCCCGCGAGTCCAGGAATCCATGACCAGACCCAGTTCCATCTCTCCAGCCGAGCCAGCCGGATCCAGAGGGCGTAGCATCACCTCGACATCGGCGTGCGGGTTCACAACCCGATTGGCTAAGTCATAAGTCACTGATATCGCGGAAGAATACTCAACCATGGTCTGGCGTTGATACATCGTTGATACCTTCAAGCTCCGGAAGTTCGTTTGCCAGTGCATGAGTGATCGATTGATCAGCCCTCAGTTCATCGAGCAGCTGCGTATCCGTGAGCTTCCCTAGGTTGACCTGGATCGCTGCCACGCTTTGGATGTCATTCCACTCCTGCGGCCTTCGGTTCTTGAGGTAGAACGCGGCGGCTTGGTGGTTGCCCCCCTCGATCTGCTCCATGAGGTGCCCTGTGACCTTCACAACTCCTTTGGCGCGCCCGCGAGTTATTGCCTCCTCAATTTCCTGAAAGTCTTTTTTCTTATCACTCAGCGTAGTTGGATAGACATTCAGGTTATGCGCAATGTCCTGCTCATTGAGTCCAAGCGCAGCCATGCGTTCAATTTCTCGGTAGGTTTCTTCAGTGGGTATCCACTTCTTTCCCATGCTACCGATCTTTGAGGGGTTTAGAATACCGCAGCCAGGTT